AGCAAATTCAGCGAGGTTGTTGTTTTTGGAGATAGCGAAAAAGGCAAAATCACACTGGTCGATGAACTTTCAAAACGATTGCCGATGCCGGTTCGTGTCGTGCAAACAGAGGACTATTTCGGAGAAAAAGATGCGAATGACATCCTTCGCAAATATGGAAAAGAAACCATCGTTAATGCAGTTCAAAATGCAAAGATACAGCCAGTCAATCACATCAAAGAATTATCGGATGTAAAAGCTGTTGATATTTACAATTTAGAACGAATATATACTAAAATCAATGAGATTGACAAAGTGGTTGGTGGAATGTATTTCGGACAGGTTATTCTTCTTACTGGAAAGCGCGGAGAGGGCAAAAGTACCTTTATGTCACAACTGATCGTTGAAGCGTTAGATCAGGGATATAAAACCTTGGCTTATTCAGGGGAACTCACGGATTACCATTTTAAGCGGTGGTTGGACTTACAGGCGGCTGGCCCGGAATTCATAACAAAAAATATCAATCAATTCGGAGAAGAAACTTGTTTTTTAACCAACGAAGTGGAAGAACAAATTAGCAACTGGTATCGAGGAAATGCCTACATCTATGACAATAACAGCATAGACGATGGTGATGAATTTGAAGGATTAACTGAAACAATCGAAAAAGCAATCTGCAGATACGGCATTCGATTTGTGTGCATTGATAATCTCATGACTGCGCTGGATGTTGACCTGAAAGACGATATGTACCGCGCACAATCAAAATTCATCAAAAAGCTAAAGGCAATCGCAGTGAAATACAATATCGTTGTTCTAGTGGTTGCACACCCAAGAAAAACACAATCAAACATTGAAAATGACGATGTGTCAGGCTCGAGCGATATTACAAACCGCGTCGATGTGGTTATGGCTTATTCAAGAAACAAAGATGAAGATTGTGACAGCAAACTTTCAATTCTAAAAAATCGCTTAACCGGAAAATTGACAATGAAAGGTGAAGAAATCAAATTGTTTTATAGTAACTCTACAAAGAGAATATCTTGTTTTTCCTGTAATGACAAATCTTATGGCTGGCAATCAGAGCAGAACCCGATTGAAACCGGATTTGTTGACTTGCCATTTTAGGGGAGGAAGACATGGTTGATTTTGCAGATATACAAAAAATAGCTTATTTGAATATTCCATTGCCGACTTACCCGACACAAGCCGAGCAGCTTGCTTATTTGTCTATGAGAGCGTTATACAACGATTATCGGAAAAGAAACATTCAAAAAGATCAGGCTAAAAAAGAGAGCGATATGATTAGGCGAGCTTATGAGGAAAAAATGTCAGAAGAGCAGAAAACATCGGATTTGTTTAAACGGTCAAATGAGATCAGCGTGAAGTTAGCCGGGATGAGTAAGTTGGCTGAAGCCGGAAGTTGTGAACGGTGCAAAACTATGATGAGAATATTTGACGGGAGAATAAAATGACACGGGAAGAAAAAATAGAGTTTTTGAGCAGATACAAAGAAATTGACAACACTATTGACCGGAAATTGGATGAGCTATCTATGTGGAAGGCAAGGAGGCTAAACATTACTCCAACATATAGCGATATGCCAAAAGGCGGGCAGCAGGATGACAAAATTCAGTCTGCGGTTGAAAAAATCATGATGCTGGAAGAAGATATCAATGCCGATATCGATGAGCTTGAAAAAACAAGAGTTGAAATTGAAAGAGTCATCGATAGGGTTCCTGATCGTGCACAGCGACTGCTTCTGGTACTGAAATACATAGATCGGCATAATCATTACACATGGGATAAAATTGCGGCGGAGATGAATTATACATGGCGGCATATCATGCGTCTGCACAACTTGGCATTAGATAACCTAAAAACTGAATGATGTCATTGTATGTCATATTGAACTGATGATATTATTAAGATAGACAAAAAGCGTTCCACCAATCGGATAAAACCGGGGTGGGCGCTTTCTTCATTACTTGGAGTATTTGCCATCTCATTCCCGAACTAATTAACTTGCCATCAGGTGTGGTCAGAGGTATCCTTGGTGCGTTCAAAGAATACTGAAAGAAGTGGTGGAACAAATGGCAGAGAAACGTTATTACTGGCTAAAACTGCAACGTGACTTTTTTAAGCGTCACGACATTAAAATTGTTGAAACTATGCCCAATGGAAAAGATTATGTACTGTTTTACCTTAAGCTGTTACTTGAGAGTTTAGATCATGATGGTCAGTTAAGATTTAGCGATACAATTCCTTACAGTGAACCGATGCTTGCGACCATAACGGATACAAATATTGATGTTGTACGGTCAGCGATGAAGCTTTTTATCGAGTTGAGAATGATTGAGGTGCTGAGCGACAGTACAATTTTTATGAATGAAGTATGTAAAATGCTCGGGAGCGAAAGCTGGGGAGCCAAAAGAGTACGTGATTTCCGAGAAAAAGGACAAAGAACGTTACAATGTAACACCGACGTAACAAACAGTAACGCCCATGAAACGCCATGTAACCTAGAGTTAGAGTCAGAGAAAGAGTTAGAGTTAGAGTTAGAGTCAGAGAGTACGTGCTTCGAAAAATTTTGGAATGCGTATCCGAGGAAGGTCGGAAAAGGCGCTGCCGAGCAGTCATTCAAGAAATACCGTCCGGATGATGAACTGCTCAAAACAATATTGGCGGCAATTGAGAATCAGAAACGCTCGGAGCAATGGCAAAAGGATAATGGAAAGTATATCCCGAATCCTGCCACATGGATAAACCAAAAGCGGTGGGAAGATGAATGCCAAATATATGTTTTGCAGAAAAGGGCTGTTACCTTCGATATCGCGGAATATGAAGCTTCAGGCGTATTCGACAATATGGATATACCAAGGAGATAGAACCAAGCCATGCGTCTGCCCACACGAGGCGCTGTGTGGCACTTAAGTATTTCAGGGCAAGTTTCCCGCATCATGGCTAAACTTCTTGACACAGCCAAACGGTGCAAAGGACAGCGCGTAACGGACAGCATCTCACTTATGTGGGGTGCTGATTTTATTTATTGAGGTATTGATATGAGGTGCGACAAATGCACGAATAGTTTAAAAGGCAAGACAGGTGTGCCTTCCTGTTGGCTACCGCGCTGCCCACACGACCGGGATGTATTGATGAAAGAATACCTGCGTTATGCAGCCGAACCGAGCCGGACACCAGCAGAGCAATGGCGTATGCGGGCGCTTGAACAGGAGATCAGACAGCAGATACATGATGAGATAGAGGAGCGTTGGCATGGGTAACATCGACACGTTCTATACGACGCAGCGATGGAAATCATTGAGGGCGAGAGCCTTACGGCGTGACAAATATCTGTGTGTCGAATGCAAACGGTACGGTAAAAAGATTATAGCAACGACCGTGCATCACATCAAGGTACGGTTGGAATATCCTGAACTGCAATACGATATGAGCAACTTGGAAAGCTTATGTGCCTCTTGTCATAATAAACGGCATCCTGAAAAAGGTGGCTTTGTGAAAGGTCAGGGAGGTTATTAGGCATAGCCCCCCCACCTCTTTGTGCAAACTATACAAAAATATGCAGCTGGGTAAGGCGGCACTTCCAATAGACCGGACTTTTTAAGAAAAGGGGTAAAATAATGGAGATCATAAGCAAGGACACCGGAAAATTGATTCCGTATGTAAACAATCCACGCGACAATGCAAAAGCGGTTGACAAGGTCGCGGCTTCCATAAAAGAATTTGGCTTCAAAGTGCCGATGATCATCGACCGGGACGGCGTTATCGTAACAGGGCACACACGCCTGTTGGCGGCTCAAAAGTTAGGGCTGGCGCAAGTTCCTTGCGTTATCGCTGATGATTTAACACCGGCGCAGGTGAAGGCTTTCCGGATTGCCGACAACAAGGTTTCTGAATTTGCTTCTTGGGATGACGAGATGTTGAAAGCCGAGTTTGAAGAGCTGAATGAAATGGACTTCGACTTGGATATGACCGGCTTCGGTGAAGATGAAATCGGGAAGCTGCTCGGAATTGACGGAAGCGAAGCCAAAGAGGACGATTTTGAGATTGCGCTTCCAGAATTACCAAAGGCGCAGCTTGGCGACATTTATCAGCTTGGCAGACATCGGTTGATGTGTGGTGACAGCACAGACAAAGAAACCGTCGAACGGCTCATGGGAGAACAGCGTGTGGACTTATTTATCACCGACCCTCCCTACAATGTCGATTACGAGGGCGCGACAAAAGAGAAGCTCAAAATTCAAAACGATTCCATGACGAACGATGTGTTTCGGAAATTCCTTGTTGACGCATTTGCAGCTGCTGACAATGTGATGAAGCAAGGTGCTGCTTTCTATATCTGGCATGCGGATTCGGAAGGGTACAATTTCAGGGGCGCTTGCTTTGATACGGATTGGAAAGTGCGCCAATGCCTGATTTGGAATAAAAGTTGTTTGGTTATGGGGCGGCAGGATTACCAATGGAAACATGAGCCGTGTCTGTATGGCTGGAAACCCGGCGCTTCTCACCTTTGGGCGAGCGATCGGACACAGACGACCGTGTTGAATTTTGATAAGCCGAACCGGAATAAAGAACATCCGACCATGAAGCCGATTGCCCTATTTGATTATCAGATTCAGAATAACACCAAATCCGAGGATATTGTACTTGATACGTTTGCCGGAAGTGGCACAACCATCATGGCCTGCGAGCAGAACGGCAGAAACGCTTACTGCATGGAGCTTGACCCGAAATACGTCGATGTTATCATTGACAGGTGGGAGAAATTTACCGGTGAGAAAGCCAAACTAGTGTTAAATATAGAATAAAATGAGTTTTATTAATGAGTAAATAAATCCCAGTGTACCAACTATTATTAGTATGATTCCAGAGATATTATCAATTTTTATTTTTTGGGGCGTAATTTTATCATCGTACCGAATGTGTCGGAAATGTATTGCCCACCGATTTAGGTATTCCCATGTACCACGGTGATCGAAGACTATAAGATAGCCCCATACAAGTAGAGAAGCTGTAATAATTAATGAAGATTGTATTTGTTTAATCTCTGAAGCAAATAGCACTAAAAAGATTATAGCTATAAGAACTGCAAAACTGATACCATAAAGTATTGTCAATACCAATCCTTTTACAAAACGAAATGGACTTTTATAATCATATCTATTTCGTTTATACGAACTACGATAATGTTCTCTATATATCTTCTTTTTTAATAGTCCCAGAAAGAATCACTCCAATAAGTTTTATAATTTTATAATACATCTTTTGAATTGGCATTACCAACTGTAAAAAGTGGAAAAATCCGTTGACTTTGGGTGCGATCAGAGTGATTAATGTGTCACCGAAGAAACACACTCGAAGGGCAGGATAAAAAATGTTAGAAACAAGATTTGGTATCGAAGTAGAATTCACGGGGATTACAAGAGCACAAGCGGCGCAGGTTGTAGCGGAGCACTTAGGGAGCAGCACAGAAAACTGCCGCGACTCATACGATACAAAAAAAGTCACCGCGCAGGACGGCAGGGTTTGGAAAATAATGAGCGACGCGAGTATTCGCACGCAAAAGAAATTCGGCGGGCAAACGGTAAGCGCAACGGGCGACCACAGCGTTGAATTAGTAAGCCCGATACTTACCTACAAAAAGGACATAGAAACCCTGCAAGAAATAATTCGCGGGCTTCGCAAGGCGGGTGGCTTCACAAATAGCACCTGCGGAATTCACATACACCTTGATGGCTCAAACCACACACCGCGCAGCATTCGCAACTTCATAAACATAATTGCAAGCAAGAATGACCTTTTCTATAAAAGCCTTGCGATTGAATACGAAAGAATGCGGTTTTGCAAGGCACTGGACAGCAGCTTGGTGGAAAAGATAAACGCCAAAAAGCCGAAAACCATGCAAGAAATAGAAACTATTTGGTACGAAGGCTACAATGACAACCGCGCTCGCCACTACCACAGCAGCCGATACCACTTCTTAAATCTGCACAGCTTTTTCACCGCAAACCATACGGTGGAACTTCGCGGCTTCAATAGCGAACTTCACGCCGGTAAAATTCGCAGCTACATAGCACTTGCCTTGGCGCTAAACAATCAGGCTTTGACACAAAAATGCGCCAGTAACAAAAAGAACCAAACCGAGAACGAAAAATTTGCCATGAGGACATACCTCAACCGAATCGGATTGATAGGCGACGAATTCAAAAACTGCCGCGAACACCTCGGCGCGAACCTTTCCGGCAACGCAGCATGGCGGTTTGGCACAAGGGAATAACAACGGGTCGCGAGGGGGCATGCCCTCCCCCTCTACGGCTTAAAATATAACAGGCGATTAGTTTTTTCGGTAAAAAATAAAACGCCACACGGGGCGCACACGCGCACTGTGAAAACAGGAGAAAGACCATGAAAGATACTATACTTTATATCGCTTACGGCAGCAATTTGAATTTACCACAAATGCAACGTCGGTGTCCTACAGCGAATACCATCGGGAACGCTGCACTGGAAGGTTACCAACTACTGTTTCGGGGTGGGGATAACAATGCGGTCGCTACGGTCGAAAAGAAAAAAGGTTACAGCGTGCCGGTCTTGGTATGGGAGATAACGCCTACCGACGAAGATTCTCTTGATAGGTATGAGGGTTATCCCTTTCTATATAGAAAGGAAACCGTAAAGGTTCGGTTCGACGGCAAATTGGTGGCGGCTATGGTCTACATCATGAACGACGGACGGGCACTTGGCTCGCCAAGCCAGTATTATTACGATGTAATCAAGCGGGGGTACAAGACTGCCGGATTTGACAGCAACTTTTTGAAACAGGCTGTCAGGGATTCGGTGATGGAATAGGTATTAAAAAGGCAACCTACATAAAAACATAAATCGTCCCACGAAAATCCTTCGTAGGGCGATTTTTATTGTAATTAATTTAACTCTTAAATACTTTATCCATTTTCTTTCTGTCGTAATCGAGTAGCATATCATTTAAATCGGTATAAATTGGCCTTAATGTCTCAACATCAGTTGCTATCAAATCTGCACCTCTATCGTCATATAAGTAATACATTGCATTTTGATGTCTCTTGGCAAAATACTTTTAAAGTCTTTGCTTGGCGTACAGTCACAAACAAGTAGAACTTCATCATTATCTGAAAATGCACAAGAAAAGACCGTCATGGCACGATTGACCGCAGTTGAAATATACTCTGGATTTAAAATTAATTCATTACCATTTTCAGTATCTTTTATTGTATCTTCATTTAGCCATATGTCCCCGATACCTATTTCAAAGCGTAGTGCAATTGGAAAGTTATAATATACAGGGTGAATAAAGTCATTTACTGAAAACAAATTAAATTCTTTTAGTAATAAATCGTTTAATTTCATTGGCTCACCTTATTTCTCAATATAAGAATATTTTATCATAAATAATCAAAACAACAATGGTATCTTTTGGCTCGGAAATCATTGTGCCAAAGGGTTCTATTAATATTTTAAATAAAGCGAGGTGAATCTAGTGCGAACTCTGGAAGAATACAAGGAAGAAATTATTCAGAATATGCGTGCTGTCGGCACGTACAAAGACAGTTTCATGAATACAATTAATGCCTATGCCCGGGCAATGCAAGACTATGACGATGTCTGTGAATCCTTTGAAAAGCTCGGCTCAAAATTCATGGTGAAGCATACCAACAAGGCGGGCGCTGATAATATCGTGAAAAATCCATTTTATTTGGCTATTGAGGAACTTCGGCGCGTCATGCTCGCCTACGCCACACAGCTCGGTCTTACTCCTGCCGGGCTGAAAAGAATAAACGATGAAATGAAGTCACACGGCGGGAAATCAAAACTCGCGGAAGCACTGGAAAACCTAAGATGAAGCAGCACAAAAACTTCGACATCGTCATGGAGTATGCACAAAGTATTACTGAGGGGAGGAAAATCGCATGTCGGGAACTTAAACAGGGTTGTGAGCGGTTTTTGAGGGATTTGAAAAGCCCGACCTATGACTTCAATCCCAAAGATGCCGAGTTTGTCATTCAGATTATAGAAAAAACACTCTGTCATGCACAGGGGGAAAAGATAGACGGTACGCCATTGCGCGGAACGTCTTTTTTATTGGAGCCGTTCCATAAATTCCAAATATATAATCTTTTGGGATTTTACCGGAAAGATCAGAAAATCCGGCGGTTCAAAGAAGCATTTATTTATATTCCCCGCAAAAACATCAAAACCTCCTTTGCGGCTGCGCTATCATGGGCGCTTGGGCTGTTAGAACGCCGGAGCGGAAGTAAAGTATATATTGTGAGCGCAGCGTTGAAACAGTCATTGGAGAGCTTTAATTTCATCCTTTACAACTTGGGGCAGATGGGTGAAAAAGAGAGTTTCCGTGTGTTGGATAACAATCAGGAACGCAGTATTTCCGGTGACTTGGGTGACGGCTCAATTTACATTCAGGCGCTCGCAGCCAACCCGGACAAGCAGGATTCTCTCAACTGCAATATTGCCATCGCCGATGAAATTCACGCCTACAAGTCGGCAAAACAATACAACATCATCAAGGAAGCCATGAAAGCTTATACCAATAAATTGATGATCGGCATTACGACGGCGGGCGACGATATGACGAGTTTCTGCTATCAGCGTCTGCAGTATTGCAAAAAGATTCTTGATGGCACGGTAAAAGACGAAGCCTATTTTGTCT